CAGTATGCAGGACTACGAGGCATCGCAGCACATAAAGGATATGACTTTGCTATTCCTCCTAGTGACTTCAATGACGAGTGGAATGATCATCAATTATTTGAAGCATTCAAACTCATCGGTCTTACAAACATAGAAGAGATTCCCGGACCATATGTGCAGGAAGCACACTTTCATTTTGATCAAAACTTATTTGATAATATGCCTGATGGTCACAATGTATACGGATATCTACAGAGTACAAAATGGTTTGAACATATCGAAGAGGATATAAGAGAAGATTTTGAGTTCAAGAATGATATACACTTACCATGTAAGGAGATGATGAGCACACTGCAAGATCCTATTGCATTGCATGTTCGCAGAGGTGACTATATACAAAACAGTGACAATCATCCACCCTGCCCCAAAGAATATTATGATACTGCATTGTCGAAGTTTGATAACAATCGTACAGTGGTTGTTTTTTCTGATGATCCTGAATGGTGTAGCACTCAGTTCCCTGACGACAGGTTCCTTATATCAGAAGGTGGTGACAATCTTGCAGACTTGTGTATGATGACTATGTGTTCTGATTTTATTATTGCTAATTCATCATTCTCTTGGTGGGGTTCTTTTCTATCACGTAATCCTGATAAGAGAATCATTGCACCTAAGAAGTGGTTTGGTACTGGTTATACTAAGAACCACAATACATCTGATCTATACTGTGATAACTGGGAATTATTATGAAGACAAAAACTACACAAGAAAAACTTAGAGAATCAGAATCACCTCAATTAGGAAAAGATCTTGAAATTGTTGATGATTTAAGCAAAATGGAACTTCCTGATTGCACATATATGATTCCACTGAGAGTTGAAACACCAGACAGATTGAGAAATATAATAACAGTATTGTTGTATTTCATAAAAAATATAAAGGCACCCATTATAGTCAAGGAGTTTGATTCAGAATCAATATATGAGGCGAGTGTTCTACCACAAATATCACAGGTCGCTACAGAAGAAGAACTGAGTCAAATCACACATGTATTTGAAAAGAGTGATGAGTTTGTTTTTCATAGAACTAGATTGATCAATGACATGATCATGATGGCAGACACACCATTCGTATGCAATTATGATTGCGATGTACTTTTACCTTTTCAAACTCATTTTTATGCTTATACTTTTTTAGCAAAGGGATATCGTCCACCAACTGAACCTTCAGATAGTCCACTACAACCAGTAAAGGTTGTATATCCATATGGTTTTGGTATGTTTCAACAACAAGTATTTGCTGACGATAATACAGTGAGTAATTTCATTAATAGTAATTTTAATTTCAAGGCATTTGATGGTAAGTTGAGACCGTATGATGCAAAGTTTGGTTTCTGTCAGTTTTTCAATCGAGAAGAATATATCAGACTTGGAATGGAGAATGAAAATTTTATATCATATGGATACGAGGACGACGAAAGATATCATAGATTCAATATGTGTTCTGATGTTGTTAGAATAAATGATACTATTTTTCACTTAGAACATAAGAGAAGTCAGAACTCTTGGTTTACTAATCCTCATATAGAGGATAATCGTAATGAATGGGAGAAACTAAGATTTTATAATAAAGAAAAACTTGAAGATTATTATAAAAATATTCATTATATGAAGAGGCGATTTGGACAAGAACAAAAGTAAATATAAACTTGCAGGACTCCCTCATGTCTATTGGTTGAACTTAGATTCGTATACTGATAGGCAAAAATATATGCTAGAGCAACTAGAGTATTGGGGTATAGAAAATCACACAAGAGTATCAGGTATTGATGGAAAGGAGGATGATCCATCTTCATATTTGAAAGGAAGAGTTCCAGAAAATATGAATCCCGGTGAGATAGGTTGTGTTCTCACTCATCTCAATGCACTCAAACATTTTGTGGAAGAGACTGATCATGATGAAGTTATGATTATGGAAGATGATGTTGACCTATCCACTGCAAAAAATTGGACATTTACATGGAGAGATGTAAGAAAAAAATTACCTATAAATTTTGACACTTGTCAATTTACTATTATAAATCCTAATGGTATTCAATTAAAATTGCATCATAGATTCATTAATGATTTCTCTGCTGCATGTTATATTATTACTAGACATCATGCTACAAAAGTGCTAAGATGTCATCAGCGTGGTAACTTATGGAAGATAGATCAAAACATTAGACCACGAGCAGTATCAGAAGATCTGATATTAGATAGCGGTAAGGGTTACGCTTTACCTATACTCAATTACAGACTTGATATGGGTTCTGCTATTCACGAGGAACATATAGATATATTCCACAAGGATAGTAAACAGGGACTTGAAGAGTACTGGAAACAAAATGGTCAAGATATTTTACTTGATCAGATTATGGAATTAGATGAATACGTCGGACGTATTCCACCGTCTGCCTACACACAACAATCATGACAGAACAACCACAAAATAAACCATTTCCTCCACTTATCAATACTGAGAAGCAGCATAGCATGGTTTTCAATGATGGTATTGGAGTTATAGAAAATTATGGAAGTAAAGAATGGTGTCAAATATTAATTGATGCTTTTGAAATGTATAATACTCAAAAAGTTATGAAAAATATATTACATGATAATTTCACTTACACTGCAAATAATGAAGGTGACACTCAATTTCACAATGGGCAACTTGGAAGAAAAGATGAGCAATTGTTTCTTGAAGTAGCAGATTCAACATTAGCAGCAAATACAAATGCGATTATAGGTAGTGCTTTTGAACTTTATGCACAGGAATATCAAGGAATAACAAATAGTGCTGACCCTGTATCATCTTGGACTTGTAAAGTGCAGAAGACACAAGCAGGGGGAGGGTATCATGTATGGCATTGTGAAGATGGTGCTTTCATATACAGAGATAGAGTATTAACATGGATGATGTATTTGAATGACATTCCAGTAGAGAATGGTGGTGCAACTGATTTCTTACATCAAAAATGTTCTTTCCAACCAAGTGTAGGAACTATGGTTATGTGGCCTGCGACATATACACATATGCATCGTGGATCATTTTTAACAGGTGACATACCGAAATATATTGCTACAGGTTGGTTCTACAGAGAACCCGGAGATGTTACGCACAGAGTTATAGGGCAAGGTCTAGGTAACGTATCATCTTTTCAAAAATTAAATAGTTGATAATATTTACCACTAACATAAACGCTTATGATGACATCCCCGATCATTTTTATGATGGGGATGTCAAGTATGTAATGTTTTATGATGAACCAATAGAACAAAAGGGTCCATGGGAATTTATAAAGTTAGATTGTAAGTATGATAATCCGGTACTAAATGCATATCACACGAGATGTATGTCTCATTTGTATTTTGATGAACCTCATATATGGATTGATGGTTGTTATACTATGACGGAAGAGTTTGTAAAAAACTCAAAAGAATTTTTAGAAAAGAATGAAATAACATTGATGAATCATCCCACTAAAAGATCTTTACTGGGAGAAATAATAAAATTATATCGTTATGGTTTTGTACCAGAGGAGAGATTATATAGATTCTGTGAAGACCTTGCTAAGACAGGATTCAAATCATCTTTTTTTAATCATACTATTAACTGTTGTATTTGGAGACACAATACATCAAAGGTAAATGAATGGAATGAGAGATATTGGTATTGGTATGAAGAATATGAATTGTTTCATGGGTGTCAAATTACTAGTGCTATTGCTGAGTGGGAAGTCTATGGTAAAAAATTACCTAGAGTTCCTATGCAAGTTGACCTAACACAATCTACGAGGGCGAAAACTTATGGAGAGTCATATTCAATGACCACTATGCCCAATCATATACATGAGGATGGTTTCAAAAAAAGAGTGGCAAGAATTTTAGATTTGGATATAGAAAAAGAAGCACCATTTAATTACACAGATTCAATTGATGTAAACGATCAACTTATTGTATTCACATGTATCACAAATGCATACGATGAATTTCCTGACAGTTACTATGATAATACGGTAAAATATGTTTGTTTTCATGATGGAAGTATTGATACTACAGTTGGACCATGGGAATATGTTGAATTGAATATAGACATAGAGGATCCAAGAGATCAAGCATTCTATGTAAAGACACATCCACATGAGTTTTTTCCAAAAAATTCTCACACAGTTTGGATAAACGCTTCATTCAAACAAACAAAACAGTTCATAGACAACAGTAAAAAATCTTTTCCATTCTCCGTGCTTAGACATGGGGGTGAATTCACTTTCTTAGATGAAGTTCTGGAGGGATTTACATGTGCTTACTTTAAGGAATCGGATATAATTAATTTGTCAAATGATTTGAAAAAAAGTAATTATAACTTTAAGACATATTCAAGTCCTCAGTGCTCGATCCTGTGGAGAAAATTAACGGATGATGTGATAAAATTTAATGAGGAATGGTATAAATGGGGTAGTCGTGGGTATAATCGTGGCAATATTCCTTTTGATGCAGCAATGCAACTGACAAAAATCTATCCAGAATTCTACGATAATAGAAATAAATCTGGAATAGAGATGGGATATATTAATAAAGTTGGAAGAAAAGGAAAACATCCTCAACATGGAGACAAGAAACAATATCTTAATCTGGATAAACTTCTGGAAAATCTTCATTCTATCACTGGATTACACTCAAAAATTTATGCTAGGTATAAAGAACACTCTTTTTATATGAAAGTCAATAACATTATCGATAATGCAAGTGAGGAATCTTTTGAAGGGGACGTTGCACTCTGGGGTGAATCATACATCAACCCAAAGATCAAGGAACCTCCATGTAATTATACAGATGCTATAAATGATCAACTCATTGTATTCACATGTATCACAAATGCATATGATGAGTTCCCAGAAGATAGTTACTATGAAGAAGATGTAAGATATGTTTGTTTTCATGATGGTACTATCGACACAAGCATCGGTCCATGGGAGTACATTCAATTAGACTTAGATATAGAGGATCCAAGAGACTTTGCATATTATGTAAAGGCACACCCACACGAATATTTTCCCAATGATTCACACACTGTATGGATTGACGCTTGTTTCAAACTAACTAAAGAATTTATAGACAACAGCAGAAAATCTTTCCCATTTTCTGTACTCAGACATGGGGGAAACTTTACATATATTGATGAGGTATTAGAGGGTTATACATGTGCTTTCTTTCCTGAGTCATCAATAATAAATTTATCTAAAGACTTATCAAAGAATAATTATAATTTTAAAAACTATTCAAGTCCTCAGTGCACAATTTTATGGAGAAAAATGACAGATGATGTAATAAGATTCAACAAGACATGGTATGACTGGGGTAATCGAGGATATAATCGAGATAATATTCCATTTGATGCAGCGATACAACTTACAGGAGTAACTCCAAAATTTTATGATGATAGAAATCAATCTGGAATAGAGTTAGGATATATTAATAAAATTGGGAGAAAAGGTAAACATCCTCAACATGGAGATAAGAAACAATACCTTCGTCAAGATAAATTTTTGAGTGAACTTTCTTCTGTCACTGGATTACACTCAAAATTTTATGCTAGATATATGTATCACTCTTTTTATATGAAAGTTTACAATATAATATGAACATTCTAACACTCAAGGTTGGAGATAAATATTCTCCCGACTATGTAAACAGACTTTATAAAGGACTCAAGAGAAACTCATCTGTTCCTTTTGATTTTTATTGTTATACAGAAAATTCTGATGGATTGGATGAGAATATTAGTGTAATTGAATTGATAAAGAGAGAGGAAATAAAACAGCATTGGTATAAATTTGACTTCCATGACATGTCATTTTTGATGGGAGAAAAATGTTTCATCATGGATATTGATGTTGTTGTAACTAGTAATGTAGATGACTTAATAAACTTTGATCTACCGAAGGGAAATTTTGGAGCATGTGACAAATGGTGGGGGAACAATAAGTTTAATGGTGGATTCCAAATGTTCTATCAGGGAGAAACAAAATATCTAAGAGATGAATTCTTAAAGAATCCAACACATTGGCAATCTTATTATTATGAGGCAGGAAGATCTCCTTATCTACATGGAGAACAATTGTTTATAGAAGAACATTTACAACAGGATGTCACTTTTTTACCAAAAGAATGGTTGGCAAGATATGGAAATTGTAAAGGTAGAACTGGTGCTGAAGGATATAATTTATTAGAGATGCTTTGGAAACAGAATGTTGATAGTCAAAGTAGAATGGTTGATATTGATGGTAAAATAAATGAAAAAATTAAGTTAGTCCATTTTTCTGGACCTAGCAATTTCATAGAACATCATGATAACGCTTCATTTGTAAAAGATAATTGGGTATGATATCAGAAAATATAACTTCTCAAATAGAAACATGGATATATAGTGTCCTCGATATCCCCAACAGTAAGTTTGGTGACTTGCCTCCATGTCCTTATGCTAAGAGGGCATGGGTTGAAGGTAATGTAAGTGTAAAGATGTTCGATGACATTCAAACATTTACTCCGAAGGAGTGGGATAAAGAGGTTAACATATACGTCATGAATCCATGGATGTCAGTAGAGTTACTATCAGAGATGGCATTATTTTATAATAAAAAGCATCCTGATTACTTATTTCTAGAGGAACATCCTGATCTGGTTGAAGATGTAGGTGGGTTTGTAGTCAATCAAGGAGAACTTATACTTCTTATTGTGCAGCATAGAAAACCTTTGGAAGAAGTAAGAAAAAAATTACAAGAGACTAATTACTATGAGAACTGGTCACCTGAAATGAAGGAGAGAATTATTGAGCGTTAGAACAGTCAAGTGGTTTAGTGCTATGGTGATACTAACTGCTATGGTCTTTCATGTCCTAGGATTGACACCGTGGAATAGTATGCTACAATTATTAGGAGCCACCGGTTGGACATATGTAGGTATCAAGTGGAGAGAAAGAGCAATTGTATTGAACTTCCTTCCACAATTTTTTATAATAATCCCCGGTCTCATATACATGTTACTAAAATCA